TGGGATGCAACTAATTCAACAGGTGGTCACCAGCGGATCGCAGGCTACGGTGCCGTTCACGAGCATCCCGCAAACGTTCACCGATCTTATCTTGGTGATTCAGGGCCGCGACAGCGGTGTAATCACCGAAGGTCGCACCGGACTGCAATTCAACGGCGACAACACATCTGGAAACTATAGCGTCTCGCAGTTCGTGCAAGGCATCGCATCGACCGCGGCAGCGAGCCAAGTTGCCGCCAGCGCTGCAGGTGGCGTAATCATGGGTATGCCGGGGTCGAGTGGCAACGCCAATTCGTTTGGCGTTTGCGAGACGATCATATTTGGCTATCGGCAGACGACGTTCCAAAAGGGCGTGCGGTCGAACTATTACGATTTCTATAGCAGCTTTGACACCGCATGTATTTCGTTCACTTGGAAATCGACGGCTGCCATCACAAGCATGTTGGTGTCAACGAGCAATAATTTCGTCGATGGATCCGTCTTGTCTCTGTACGGACGAGGATAGACGGAAATGGCCGGCATTGCAGGCGCGATCCTTCCGCAACCGGGCCAGCGTCGGCCCGACGTGTCAGACGGCTACGGGCTCGACGCGCTCGTCAGCAACAACAACAATTATTCGGTCAACGAGTTCGATGTTACGCAGAGCGGAAGCAATGTCGCTCTGACCGGCTCGCAGGTGTTTTCAGGCGTCATTCGACTCATCGGCGCCGCGGCGAGCGATTTCACCGTCACGTTGCCGCCATCGTCGAAGATCATCGATGCGCTGGGGCCGACGATCGCGAAAAACGGCTCGTTCGCGGTCCCGATCAGCATCCAGAACGAAGATCCATCGTTTACGGCGACGCTGGTCGCGGGCGACGCCAACACCGCGATCAACGGGACCGTCACCGTCCAAGGTGGCACGCGGCGGATCTGGCTCGTCACGATCGGGACGCAATACGATCCGACCAAGGTGTTCGTGCAGAACATCGGGACGTTCTCGCTTTCCTCGCCCGGCGGCGGCGCTACCGGGCCGACGGGACCAACGGGCGCGACCGGTGCCACGGGCGCAACCGGTGCAACAGGTTCGACCGGCGCCACTGGCGCTGGCGCCGCCGGCCCAACCGGACCTACAGGGCCTACCGGGCCCACCGGACCGACGGGACCCACGGGACCGACCGGGCCGACCGGGCCGACCGGCGCGACCGGTGCGACCGGCGCAACGGGATCGGGCGGCGGAACGCTGCAGTCGCAGGTTTTTACGACCAGCGGGACGTGGACGCCGCCGTCGAATGTCAGCGGCTCGTGGTGGATGCTGCAAGGTGCTGGCGGTGGCGGAAAAGGACAGCCAGGGGCAACCATTTCCGGCGGCGGTGGCGGGGGTGCCGGCGAACTCGCAGAAAACTTGATGATGCCCTGTGCGCCTGGCGTCGGCGTGACGGTAACGCTCGGGGCGGGCGGGGTGGGCGGCGTCAGCGGTGCGAGCGGCAGCGATGGCGGCGACACAACGATCAGCAATGCGCTTGCAACCTTTGTCGCCAAGGGCGGAAAAGGGGCGACCAGCTCCAACGGCGGCCTTGGCGGCGGTGTGCGTGGAGGCTCGTCGAGCACTGTCGGAACGGTTGAAACCGGCACCTATACCGGCGGCAGCGGGGGCGGTCCCGGGGGCGCCTCGAGCACGGCAGGCGGTGCGGGCGCAGGCACCGGCGGTGTGCCGGTTGGCGGTAGTGGCGGCAGCGCGACGGGAACGCAAGCTGGCGGCGGCGGCGGGGCGGCGTCCATCAACGGCGCGGGCGGCAACGGCGGGGCGGGTGCGAGCAACGGGACGACGACAACCAATCGTGGCGCAGGCGGCGGCGGTGGCGGCGGCACGAGCGGATCGGCGACCAATGGCGGCAACGGCGGCGACGGTTATGCCGTCGTGTTCTGGGTCGGATGATGCCGCTCGCGTCACAGACCTATACGACGCCGGGCACGTACACGTTCACCCCGCCCGCCGGCGTGACGGCGGTATGGGCGCGTTATTGCGGCTCGGGTGCCGGCGGTTCTGGCACACAGAGCGCTGGGACGAACGGCCTCGCGGGCGGCGGCGGCGGAGGCTCGGAATGGGTCGAGACGCGGCTGATTGCGACGCCGGCACCGATCACGATCGTCGTTCCCGCTGCCGGCCATGGCGGCGCTTCCGCGGCCAAGGGGAGCAACGGTAGCGCGGTGCAGGTGGATACATGGCAGGCGCAGGGTGGATTTGCTACGCCGGGGGCGTCGGCAACGCCAGAAAGCGGCGCCGGCGGCGGTGTTGGAGGTGGGGCAAATGCGGCATCGTCCGGCGTTTTCGGCCAATCGGGGACGCGTGAAACGACGCGCGCAAACGGCGGTGGCTCGGGCGGCGCCGGCGGCATCCGCCAACCGGGTACTTTTGGCGGCTCTGGCGGCGGAGCTCCTGGGCAGACGCCGAATCAGGCGACGGGTGGAAGCAACGGCGGCGGCGGGGGTGGCGGACAAGGGTCGTATGGGCTGGCGGGCAACGGTGGCGACAACAGCGGGCACACGGCAGGATTCTCGGCGACGGGCGCCGGTTGTGGCGGTGGCGGGGCGGCCGGAAACGCAGGCGTCGCGGGCGGCGATGGATCGCCGGCACTGGTTCATCTGTTCTGGATCGCATAAATAGGCACGAAACTTGACACTGGAAAAAATCGTGCCCATTATTGCGGGCAATTTCTGGGAGGTCGTTCTATGACTCGACTCGCGCAGGCTCTCCGCTTCCTTCGGTTGCCGGTGATCGGGCAACTCCCATCGCTGCAGATCGACGGCAACAACGCCGATGCTGCATCGCTGCAGGCGTATCTCAATACGCTCGCACTCGCTGCATCGCCGATGGCGCTGCCGAAGAACTATTCGGCTGTCACCAACGCGAGCACGACTGCGCTGACGCTGAATCCCGCGAACTGCGCCAACGGCCTCATCAACGCGATCATCGTCGCGTCCGGCGGCTCGGCGAACACGAACACCACCGATACCGCGACCGCCATCATCAACGGCTACTGGCCGAACGCGTATGTCGGCGCACAAGCCCTGCTGCAGATCGCTAACCTGAACTCGGGGACGATGACGCTTGCCGGCGGGACCAACGTCACCATTACCGGCACCGCGACGATGGTGACGACGGCACTCGCGTACTGGCTCGCGCAGGTGACGAACCTCGCGAATCCGACGCTGCCCGGAGCCGTCTCCACGAACAGCACGACGACGACCGCGGCCGTCGCGAACAATGCCGGTGTGAACAATCCGACGAGCATCATCAACGTCGCGAGCGCGACCGGCATCAACGCCAACGCGTCATGGCTGCAGGTCGTCAACACCGACGGATCGAGCAGCAACTATTTCGTTACAGCGGTGAACACGCTCGCGATCACCGTCGCCGGCAATATCAACAAGAACATCGCCAATGCTGCGGCGGTGAGCGTGTTCAACAACAAGATCACGTTCACGCGCCTGTTCGTGATCACGGCCGTCGCCGCATAAGACAACATGCGGAACTTCCTGCGTCTCGCGGTTCTGGCACCGATTCCCGCCGGCCTCGTGCCGGACCGCGCCGCCGACTTCGGGCTGATCGCGCTGCTTTCCAACGCGAACGTCTATTGCGGGCATCTGGAAAACATCGTCACCGCGGGCACGAATTCGACGCTGACGGCACCGCAATGCCGGCGCCGGGTGCTACGGCTGACGAGCGGCGCGTCCGGTGACTTCACGATCACCTTGCCGTCGACCGCCGCCATCATCGCGGCGATGGGACCAACGGTCGTCACCGACGGCACGTTCGGATTCGGGTGGTCGATCCTCAACGATGCGACGACGCATACCGGGACGCTGACGGCCGGCGATGCGAGCACGACGATTACCGGAACGGCCACGATCGCCACCGACGTGCGCCGCGACTACTTCGTGATGGTCACCGCGGCCGGTACGCTCACCTATTTCAACATCGGAAGCGCAACGAAATGAGCTTGCTGCTGCGCAAACTTCTGCCCCGTTATCTGCGCCTGGGCGCGGCCGAAGGCGATCCCGATCCGGGCGCGCCGCCCGATCCGGGGCCCGATCCCGCGCCGGATACCGGCGGCGCTAACGACGACCCGGATGCGCTCGATGACGTGTTGGACATCGAGACGCCCGATCCCGACGATCCCGACGATCCCAAGGAAGCGCTCAAGGCCGAGCGCGCGCGGCGCGAGAACGTCGAGCGCGAGCTCAACGAGACGCGCCAGCGGCAGGGAGCTACGCCGCAGACGCCGACCCGCGATCCCGAGTTCGACCGGGAGGAAGCGCAGATTGCGGACGCACAGCGCAACGGCGCGACCGAAGATCAAATCCGCTGGCTGCGCTGGCAGATCGACAGCAACCGCAAGATTCGCGCGTCCGATCAGCGCTCGCAGGCGGCGCTCAACGAGTCGCGCGACATAGCCGACCGCACGCAGTTCGAACAGCTCGCGGTCACGAAGCCGAAAACGTACAAGCAGTATCGCGATCGCATCGAAAAGGCGGTCACCGATTTGCGCAACAGCGGCCAGACCGTGCCGCCGCGCATGGCGATGCTGCGCTTCATGATCGGCGACGACATCATGAACGGCAAGCTCAAGCCGAAAGCGGCCCGCGCCGCCGCGCCGGGCAACGCATCGTCCGTGGAACGCAAACGCTTGCCAAACGCGCGCAGCGACGTGAGCGCGCGCGGCGGCGGACAGACCGAACGCGACAAGCGTCGGGCACGACTCGAAGGCCAACCCATCTGATTCAACGGAGCATGACGACCATGACCGCATTCCTCTTGAAACTGATGGCCTTCCTGACGTTGGGCGTCGTGAACACGTCGACCTCGCCGGGCTTCCAGTCGGACATCGAGAATTACATCCAGGAGGAAGTCGAACCGCTCGCGCGCCGGCAGCTCGTCGCGTATCAGTTCGGCAAGCCCCTGCATCTCGATATCAACCGCGGCACGACGTACACGGCGACGCGGTTCGAACGCCTGCCGCTGCCGTTCGCGCCGCTGCAGGAAGGTGTAGCACCCATCGGTGAGGCGGTCACGCTGGTGCAGGTTTCCGCCGTCGCGCAGCAGTGGGGCGACAGCGTGATCGTCACCGACGTGGCGAACCTGACCATCAAGCACCCGATCTTTCAGCAGGCGATCCAGCTCGTCAGCCTGCAGATGCCGGAAACGCTCGAGCGCAATACGCTCAATACGCTGCTCGCGGCCAATCAGGTGAATTATGCGAACGGGCGCGCCAATCGCGCCGCACTCGTCGCCACCGACGTGACGACGCCGCACGAGTCGAACAAGATCGTCGGCTCGCTGATGACGTACGGCGCGCCGCGCTACATGGGCGACGAGCGCGAGGACATGATGATCGAGGCGGGGTCATATCGCGACCCGTCCAAGTCGCCGGCCGTCATGCAGCACTATTGCGCGCTGATCCATCCGCTCGCAGCGCAGGACATGCGCGAGAACGCGCAGGTGAATACCGCGTGGGCGTACTCCGACATCAATCGGCTCTACAACAACGAGCTCGGGGCGTTCGGCGGCGTGCGCTGGGTCGAAACGAACATGATGCCGTACTGGGTTGGCGTGGCGCTCGTCACCGGTACCGCATCGGCCGCTGGCGGCACACTGGCGACGAGCACGACGTACAACATCCAGGTCACGGGCTCGCCGGTGCAAACGTCGGTCGAGCAGCAGATTTATCAGGTGTCGGGCAACATCAGCGTCACCGGCCCGACCGGATCGATCAGCGTGACGCTGCCGACGCTGCCGAACTACACGTTCAGCGTCTACATCGGCACGTCGGCGTCGCCGACCAATCTCGGCCTCTGCGCGGCGGGCCCGGCAACGGGACCGATGGCGGGCCAGGCGACGCAACTTCCGTCCGGCGCGACGGTCGTCATCACCGGCATCGGCGCGGCGCAAACGCCGCCCGCGGCGCCGGCGACTGGCGTGTATGTGTTCCCGTCGATCTTCATCGGCAATCACAGCTACGGGCAGGTGATCCTCGAAAATCCCGAGTTCTTCTACCTGACCGGGGCCGACAAGAGCGATCGGCTGAACCAGACGCGCGCCGTGTCGTGGAAATGCTTCTACGGCTCGATCATCCTGAATCAGGCGTTCCTCGTGCGGCTGGAAGCCTCGAGCGCGTTCACGCCGGGCTACAGCGCCGGCACGATGGCCGACAACTCGTAATCCTGTCGGGAATGAATCCGGGCGGCGCGCGCACAACCGCCGCCCGTTCTTTTGCGAGGGTGCGATGAGCGATCAACCGGACGACAAGAAAGCGGCAGCGGCAGCGAAGGCGCGGGCAAATCTCGCCAAGGCGCGCGCGGCCAAGATCGCCAAGCGGCAGCACGTCGAAGTCGCCTCCACGGACGGCATGCCGACCGATGCCGAAATCCGGCTGCTGGCCGAAAACCGCGAGCTGCGCGCGAAACTCGATGCCGCCAACGCGCAGCGCAGCGATGCCGAGCAGTCCGCGCTCGCCACGGCGCAGGCGCAAGGCATGTTGCTGCAGCGCACCGTGGAGGAAGTGCCGACCGGCAAGACCGTGCCGTTGCCGCGGCTGAAGGAAATGAAGATCGTCGGCTACAAGGACGATAGCGGCCGGCCGATCCTCAAACCCGTATTCGAGCGCGTGCCGGTGGCGACGTTCTTCTACAAGGTCGACCTTCCGCCATGCGGCGGCACGGACCTGAAGATCAACGGCGTCGCCTTCTATCACGGCGCGGTGTACGAGCTCGACCTCGATACGCTGCGCACGGTCAAGGAAATCGTCTACCGGTGCTGGAAGCACGATGCCGACATTCACGGCACCGACGAGAATTTCTATCGCAAGCCGCACAAGCCGCAACTGTCCGCGCGAGGCATGAGCGCATGAGCAAGGAAAACACCGAACCGGTGCAGCGCACCGTTACCGGGAGCTTCGAAGTGGCGATGGCGCTGTCGCAGCAGCGCACGATCAAGATGACCGGCTACACGTACAGCGATGACGACGTGGCGGCGGTCAATGCGCGCATCGACATCGTGCAGGACGTGTTCGACCGGCAGTTCGTGCGCGCCGACATCACGAACAAGGAAGCGCAGATCGCGGCGATGGAGCAAAACCTCGAGAACCTCGACGATTCCGTGCAGGGGCTCGTGAAGCGTAAAGAATCGGGGAAAGCGCTCAATTCGCAACAGGACATGACGGTGAAGAACTACAAATCCTCGCGCGATCAGCAACTGAAAGCCATCGCGAGCCTGCGCGCGGCCATCGTCGCCGGGCGCCAGAAGATCAACGGCCACGATGTAACGCGTTCGCGATGAGACGATGCAAGCCAGCGCCATTTGTCTGCTCGCCAGCCGGATCGCCAAGGGCGGGACCGGCATGGTGCAGATCGCCGGCCAGTTCCTGAATCTCGTTCTTGAGGATCTTAAGCTTAACAAAGACCTCAAGGTCAATCGCGTCACCCAGTCGGTGACGGTGAGCGCCGGCATCTACGGCCCGTTCGCGCTCGAGGCCGATTACCTGCGCACGTACGACCTCTGGTATCCGCTGCCGACGTCCGGCGGCGGCACGTCATCGTCGCTGACGCAATTCCTCGTGCCGATCACGATGGAACAGTTCGACGCCGAGTTCAAATCGCCGTCGATCAGCAATTACCCGTACGAGTTCGCGACGGATACCTCCACCGATGCGCAGGTGTGGAGCGGCGGCAGTCCCGGTGTGGGCACGCTCACGAGCGCCGGGCAGTTCTTCATCTACCCGCAGACGTCGGGATCGATCACGCTCACGCATCGCTACATGCGCAACCAGCCTGACATCGTGAATCCTTCCGGTTCGGCGCAAACGCCGTGGTTTCCGTTCACGCAATACCTGATTCACGCCACGGCCGCGCACATGATGGGCGTGACCGGCGACGATCGCGAAGCGCAATTCCTGCGGGAGTGCGACGAGATGCTGCGCCCGCACCTGATCATGGAGGGCGATGAACAGCAGGCGGTGAAGAATATCCGCCTCGATCCGCGGCACTGGAAATTCAACCGTGGATTGAAGCCCACCAAGGCGCAACCGTACTGACATGGCGATCAGCAAAGCCGCGCCGATGCGCTTCACCCCTCGCGGGCTCGTCGATGCGTTCGACGCTACCGACAAGTTCCCCGGCGCGTGCCAGCAACTCACGAACCTCGTGTTCGATCCCAGCAATCCCGAGCTCGTCGTCACCCGGCCAGGCGTGACGCAACTCGCTTCGTTCGTGCAGGGCGGATTCATCAATCCCGGCTTCATCTCGATTCAGGCAGCGGTATCGACGCGCATCTACGGGATGATCGGCAGCGATCTCAATATCGGATTCGACGAACCATTCTGCTTCGACACGGCGTTGCAGGCGTTCGTCCCGATTACCGGCGTCACGTCGGCCAACGTGCCGGTGAGTCCGTCGACGAGCGGCGATTGGACGCCGCCGACGATCGCCAGCGTCGGCACGATGATCCTCATCACGCACCCCGGATTCGATGGCAGCACACACTTCTTCGGCTGGATCGATGTCACCAATCCCGCCGCTCCGGTGTGGCATTCGGGCAATACGGTGACCAATGCACTGCCGGCGGTTCCGCAGGCGGTCGCGAACTTCGGCAATCGCGCGTATTTCGCCGTCGGGAATATCCTGTGGTTCACCGACGTGCTGACCAATCCGCCGACGATCACGAACGCCACACAGCAATTGACCATCGGCGACGCGGGCCCGGTGAACGCGCTCGCGGGCCTGCCGATCCAGACGACGAGCAGCGGCGTGCTGGCCGTGCTTACCGTGTTCAAGGCCACGCAGGTGTGGCAGGTGAGCGGCGATTTCTCGACTTCGCTTTTCCTCAACTATGTATCGCTGACGGTTGGGACGAATGCGCCGCGCTCGATCGCGCAGTCACCGTTCGGCCTCTACTTCACGTCCACCGGCGGACCGTACTTCATCGATCTACTCGGCACGCTGCGTGCGCTCACGCATAGCCTGCAAGAACTTGAGCCCGACATTCAGACGCCATTCGAAAACGCGGTCGATCCGTCGCGCTGGGCGGCGGTCTACAACTCGACGATCTATCGCATCTGCGGGCAGACCGTCATCCAGGGGCGCCAGTCGACCGATGACTTCTGGTTCGACGAACATAAGCGGCGCTGGAATGGCCCGCATACATTCGGCTATGACTGCGCGAGCGCCCAGGGCGGCTACTTCGTGCTGTCGTCCGCGAATTTCCCCGGCGTCCTGATCAAGAGCCTGCCGATACAGCCGATCAACTTCGTGGCGACCGATCTCGGCACGGGTTTCTTCATCCAGCTCCTATCGTCGACGTTCCCCAAGGTCGACTGGATGGCGATGAAGCAAGTCGCCGAATCGCAGATCGAGCTCGCGGCGAGCTCGTGCGTGGTCAACATCACCATCGAAGCCGAGGACGATCAGGGGAACGAACTCGGGATCGCCACCATTCCGATCGTCGCCAATGGTGCAGCGATATGGGACGCCTTCTACTGGGGTGATGGAACGCTGTGGGGCTGCCCTGAAAATGTCACATGGGGTGGCGGTGCGATCTGGGGATCCCCGCCGACGGGCTCGGGCGTGATCTGGGGATCGGGGCTGATCCGGCGCATACCGCATACCTATCCGGTGCCGTGGCCGGCGCCGCTGGTGTTCGAAAAGATGCAATTGAAGCTGACGACCGATCAGCCGTCGAACGTGTCGATCGGCACGTTCTTCGCGCGCTATCAAAAGACCGGCTACATGGTGATCCAATGAGGCATACGGCTTCAATGATTCGTTTCCTGCGCATGGGCGTGATCATCAATCCGCTGCCGAACAACATCGTCGATGGCGATGTCGTCGACGCGGTGCCGGTGATGAACGATTTCAACTGGATCGTCTCGCAGGTGAACGCGAACGTCCCGCCGCTGATCAATGCCGGCGCGTCGCCGGTGACGTTCGTTCCCGCGGGCGGCGTCGGCGGCAGCGGCAACGCGATCACGCTCACGCCGACCGCCGTCAATCCCGGCTACACCGCAGGCCAGTCGTATCGGTTCGTGGCGAAAGCGGTGAATGGCGAGGGCGGAGTCACCGTAAACGTTTCTGGAGTCGGTGCTGCGCAGTTGACTATGGCGAGCGGCGCCGTGCTGATCGGCGGTGAACTGCAGATCGGTGGCGTCTATGACATCTGCTATCAGGGCAGCCGCTTCTCACTGGTCAACTTTCCGCTCGGCAGCGCGCTTGAGCCGTACGCGCCGGTACTCTCGTTCGGCGGTGCGTCCACCGGCATTACCTATTCGAATCAAACTGCGTTCGTGATCACGATTGGAAATCTTATCCTGACGTGGATTTTCATCTCGCTCACCAGCAAGGGCAGCGCGACGGGCATCGCCGCAGTCGATCTCGGCGTCGTCGTCAATATGTCGCTCCCAGGCAGCGGCACGTTGCCGATGGGAAGCATGTCGACGCATCAGGTGACGTTTACCGGTGTCCCGACGCCGGTGCCGCAACCGAATCAGGCGGTGCTCAATTTCGTAGATAGCGTGAGTGGCGCCAACATCGCATTCCTGACTGACGCCAATTTCAGCAACACGTCGCGGCTTGCGTGCTTCGTGATCTACACGGCATGACCATGAGCATCCTGCGCTTCTTTCGTCTGTGCGCGATCGTCGGCCCGCTGCCGATCCAACTGACCAACGGCACCGTCGCCGATGCGACGCAGGTGATGGCCGACATGCAGTTCATCGCCGATCAGGTGAATCAGAACTCGCCGAGCGGGGGCGGAAATGTGTCGCGCGGGACGAACCTGTTGTCGAACGGGGCGATGCAGGTTGCACAACGCTTCGTGGACCTGGCCGTACTTTTGCCGGCGGCGTCCATCTATACACTCGATCGCTGGCAGGGAAAAACAGGTGTAGGCGGATCGGCCGAATATTCACGCGTCGCTGATGGCTCGCTGCCGAGTTTCGAGTATTTCTGTCGCGTACAGCGCACGGCGGCGAATGCTGCGACGACGTTGATTCAACTCGCGCAGAGCCTGGAAACGGTCGACAGCTATCCCCTGCAAGGGCAGACAGTCACGGTGTCGTTCTACGCGCGCAACGGCGCCAATTACTCGGCGGGCAACGCGTTCCTGAATTGCACGCTGTATACCGGCACCGGTAGTGATGAGAACGTGCTTGCCGGCTACACGGGCGCGGCGGCGACGCTTACCGATAACGCCGTGCTTACGTCTGGATGGACGCGCTACCAAGTGAGCGGGACGATCCCGAGCAGCGCGACCGAATGCGGCGTCGTGTTCACGTACACGCCGACCGGCACCGCGGGAGCCGCCGACTATTTCGATGTCACGGGCGTGCAACTGGAAATCGGCGCGGCGGCATCGCTGTTCGATTTCCAGCCCTTCGCCCATGCGCTGGCGCGCTGTCAGCGCTATTTTCAGAAATCATTCAATTTCGTCGTGCCGCCGGCCACCGGCAGCGGCTCGGGCGTCGGCACGTTGTCGTATTGGCAGGCGCTGCAGGCGGGAGCGAAAGCGCAATTACTCCCGATCTTGATGATGGGTCCGATGCGCGGCGGAACGGCGAGCGGATCGAACATCTCCGGCGCGGCGTTCAACCCGGTGAACAACAATCAGCAGGCGCATAACAACACGACCGGCATCGATTGCTCATCGACTACGGTGACGGCATTCGAGCATACGGGCTACATCCAGACGACGCTCGACGCGGGCGCCAGCGTTGGCGATCAACTGCTGTGCGGATGGACGCTGGACGCGGAATTGTGATGTCGCGCGTCGCCGCCGAGCGCACATTCTTCCGCGAGCATCCGGGCGCGGTGTTCGATGAAGCATGGCACCGCACGGCGCAGCAAATCGTCTACGCGGTGGAGGATTATCTCGCCGCGTTGCCCGAGCTGCGAGCGCTGTATCCGGCGCACTGGGCCGAGATCGCACTCGATCACGACGCGATCAAACTCGATCCCGATTACGAGGCGTACGAGCGCATGGCGCAGGCCGGGATCCTGCATCTCGTCACCGCGCGCAACGACGGCGAGCTCGTCGGCTATCACCTGTCGATGATCCACCCGCATCTGCATTACCGCGCGAGCCTCACGTGCTTCACCGACGTGTTCTATCTGAAACCCGAGTACCGGCAGGGCATGATCGGCTACCGGCTGCTCAAGACGTTTCGCGATAGCGCGAAGGCGCGCGGCGTCCAGAAGATTTACATGGGCACGAAACTTGCCCATGATATAGGCCCACTTCTTGCGCGATTGGGCTTCACGCCCATCGAACGCCTCTACAGCATGGTGTTCCGATGAGATTCCTGCGCGGTTATCTTCGTCTTGGGCTTGGCACCGTTGCGTCCATTGTCGGCATCGCCAGCGGCGCGAATTCGCTGTTCGGTGGCGGCTCGGGTAGCAGCGGCAGCGGTCCCGGCGGCACGAACTATCAGCCGAGCGGCCAGCCGCAGATCGATCAGAATTTCCAGAAGATCATCCAGCAGTTGATGCAAAGCGGGCAACAGCAAGGCGCGACCGCGCAGCCGGGGATCAATGCGGGATATGCCGCGACGCAGCCAGGCGGACCGTTCGGCAACCTGCAGGCGCTGATTTCTGGCTATGGCAACACGCTCCAGAATCAGGGCACGCAGGGACAGGCGAACGAAAACGCGCTGTACGGTGCCGGCAGCCAGGTATTCCAAACCGCGCTCGATCCGCAAAACGCGCTGCGCAACCAGCTTCAGCAGCAGGTGACGGATGCCTCGCGCGCGGGAACGTCGGCGCGCGGCATCGGCATGAGCGGCAACGCCGCCGGCATCGAGAATCAGGACGTGAACAACTTCCTGATCAACTGGCAAAACCAGCAGTTGCATCGCCAACTCGCGGGGTTGCAGGGCATGAGCGGCGCGTACAACGCGGGTGCGACGCAGGCGAACCAGGTCGGCCGCGATGTCGCCGGCGCCGCGGGCCTGCAGAACACCGCGGCACTCCTACCGTTCCAGTTCGCCAACGCGTTCAGCGGCGCGAGCCAGGGCGCGAATCAGCAGCTCGCCGGCCTCACGCCGCAACTGCTCGCGTATCTCGGCTACGGGCAGACGGCGGGTAACAATCAGTTCGGCCAGCAGCAAACGGGGCTGAACAACCTCACGACCGGCCTCGGGCAACTCGGCTCGATCTTCAACCAGCCGAGCTCGCCGTCCTCGTTTTCCGGTGATCCGGCGAACCTGGGCGGCTACTACGGCGGCGGCGGGGGCACCTGATGCCCGATTTCACTGGCGGCTATACCAGCGCGATCAACGACGCGAATTCGCGCCGCTATCGCGACGTCGAGATGCAGCGCGTGTTGCAGGCAATGACGTTCGCGCAAGAGGACCGGCGGCAGAAGGAGGAGGATCGCCGGCGCGCGCTCGCGGGTGCCGCGCGTGGCGTCGACATCCTCGGCCAGATCAGCGCGCCGCCCGCGGGCCCGGATAGTGCACCGCAAACGCCGCCGCCCGGCGCGCCGTCGCTGCCGATGATGCCGCCCGGCCAGCAACCGGGCCCGGCCAACGTGCAGACCGCCGCTGCGCCCGCGGCAGCGCCGCCAACGGGCGCGCCGCTGCCATCAGGACCGCCGCAAATCCCGCCCGGCATGTTCCCCCCCGGCACGATGACCGGAACCGCGCCAAACGCGCAGGAAGCGCTTGCGCGGATGCGCGCGATGGACAAGGCCGACCAGCCCGCCGCTGTCATGGCGCCCGGTCCGAATTGGCAGCGCAGTCCCGCGGCGCCGCCGACTCTCGGCGGTCCGCCGCCGGCGCCACCGCAAGCGCCCGGCGCGGGCGGGGGCATCGCGGCGCCTCCGATGGGTGGTGCACCGACGCCGGGCGAGCCGCAATTCATCAACCCGAAGGACTTTCTCGCAAAAGCGGTGAAGGGCGGCGCGACGCCGCTCGAGGCGTACGACGCATGGCAGTCCATGTCGCCGGCGATCGAAGCCAACAACAAGGCGTATGTCGAGCAGTTCGGCGTGCAGGCGAAGATCGCGAAGATGGTAATGGACTATCAAAACAACCTGCTCAAGCAGGCGCGCGAGGGCCGGCTCGAGAACCAGGGCGAGAGGCGCTTGGAACAGGGCGACGAACGCAATCGCATCGCCCGCGAGCGCGTTGAGGGCGGCGGCGGGCGCACCGGCGCGGGCGGCGCCACGGGAGGACTTACACCGGAAGGCATCGAAGTCGCCGCACAGCAATATCTGAAGGACGGAAAGATGCCGGCGCTCGGGTTCAATGCGGCATCCAAGATAGCGATTCTCGATCGCGCCGGCCAAATCGAACGGGAGGGCGGCGGACAGTTCAGCCAGGTGCCTGGCGCGCGCGCGGAGTTCCACGCCAACAGCCAAGCGCTAAACAACATCACGAAGGACTTGACGGCGATCCGTCCGTTCGCTGACATGCTCGACACGAACGCCGGGATCCTGAAAACGCTCGCCGCGAAGGTCGTCAAGACGGATACCCGCTACGCCAACAAGACGCTCAACTGGCTCGGTCAGAACGTCACCGGCGATGCCGACGTTGCGGAATTCCTGGCACAGATGCGGTTCGTGCAGACGGAAGCCGCGCGGGTGCTGAATAACCCGCGGCTCGTCGGCCAGTTGACCGACACCGCGCGCCACGAGATGGAGGGTGTGGTCGACGGTACGCTGTCGCTCGATCAGACGAACCGCGTCATCGATCGCATCCTGCAGGACTCGAAAAACCGCATCGGCGCGATGGAGAAGCAGCGCACCGGCCTTGCGAAAACGCTGCGCGGGAACGGCGGGAAGCCGACGGATTCGTCGCCCGCGTCCGCCGCCGCGCCGAAGGTAGTCGATTGGAGCGACCTGAAATAGCACATGGACGTGCGCCTGCCCGACGGGACGACCGTTGCGAACGTGCCCGATGGCACGTCGCGGGCAGACCTCGCGCAAAAGCTGAAGACGAACGGGCGCGACGTCCCGGCCGAATGGCTCGAAGCGCCGAAGTCATCTTCGCCAGGGCAAGCGGCGCCTGACGGCGGCGCCCTCGACATCGACAAGGATATTGGCGGGTCGGCATACAACATCGCCCGCGGTGCCGTCATGGGGCCGCTGTCCGATGTCGCGGGGCTGGCCGCGATCCCGCTGCACGCGGGCGGGATGATCAGCACGCCGCCGATCGACATCAAGGCCAAGGTCGCGCACGCCGGCGAGTACACGCCGCAGACCGCAACCGGTCGCGCGATCGAGCGCTACAACCCGCTCGCGCTGCTCGGGCGCGGCGTCAATGCGGTCGCGGGCGGGGCGGAACGGCTTGCTGCACCGCCGCAAACGTCGGGACCGCTGCGCGCCGCGCTCGGCTACGGCGTGAAGGGCGCGATCGAGCAGGCGCCGCTTCTCGCCGGTGCCGGCGCCGGTCCCGCTGCCGAAGGCGCGTCGGGAGCGTTGCGCGCGGGGGCCGAACGCATGATGCACAGCGCCCTCAAGCCCGGGCTGCGCTACGGCAAGCAAGCCGAGCCAGCGATCGATACCTTGCTCGAAAAAGGGATCAACGTCACGCCGGGCGGCTTGGACAAGCTGCACGGGATGATCGACGACAAGAATTCGGCCATCTCGAAATTGATCGAAGCGTCGCCGGCGACGATCGATAAAGGGCGCGTCGCCGCTCGACTTCATGACGCATTGGTGAAATTCGAGAAGCAAGTCGATCCGCATGCCGACCTCGCGACGATTCAAAAGACGTGGGACAACTTCATGAATCACCCGCTGCTCACCGGCAAGGAGATTCCGGTCAAGACGGCGCAACAGTTGAAGCAGGGAACCTACACGCAGCTCAAAGGCAAATATGGCGAGCTCGGCAGTGCCGAAACCGAAGCGCAGAAGGCGCTTGCGCGCGGGCTGAAGGAGGAGATCGCGAAAGCGGTCCCAGAAGTGGCGCCGCTCAACGCCGAAGATTCCAAGCTCCTGCAAGCGCTTCCGCTGGTAGAACGGCGCGTCATCGTGTCCGCGAATAAGAACCCTGTGGGCCTCGGCGTGCTTTCGATGAATCCGAAGAACATCGCCGTATGGATGGCCGATCGCAGCGAGCTATTCAAGTCGCTCGTCGCGCGCATGCTCAATGCAGGATCGGGCGCCGTCGGGCGCATGGGCGATCGTGGGCCGCCGCTCGGCATCGCCGTGCAAGGTGCGGCGAATCAGCTTTCGCCGCCGCCGCAATGAAGGTGCTGATCGTGGATGCCGGCAGCAACGCGCTCGACTTCGGTATGCGCGCGCAATGGGCAGGCCACGACGTCATGTGGTACGCGAAGAAAAACAAGGATCGCTCGGTGCAGCTTGCGGGCAAAGGCATCGTCCCGCGGCTCGTCGATTTCGATCAGTTGCGCACGCGCTACCTCGGGTGGGCCGATCTGATCTTCGTCACCGACAACGCGCACTACACCGATCTCCTCGAGCCCTACCGGAAGATCGGCTACCCGGTGTTCGGCCCGTCGCCGGAAGCCTCCGAGCTGGAGCTAGACCGGCGCATCGGGCAGCAGGCGATGAAGGCGGCTGGAATGAAGATCATTCCCGGCGTCGAATTCCGCGACTATGAGGCAGCGGCGCGCTACGTCGAAAAGCATCCGACCTTCCTCGTGAGCAAGCCGAGCGGCGATGCGGACAAGGCGCTGTCCTACGTGGCACCCGATGCCGCAAGCCTCGTGCACATGCTCGTCGATCGCTGGCAGCACAACGACAAGTATCGCGCCGACGCGCGCGCGCACGGGTTCATCCTGCAGGAGAAAAAAATCGGCTGCGAAATGGCGGTCGGCGGCTGGTTCGGTCCGGCAGGATGGTCGAAATTCTTCTACGAGAATTTCGAATACAAGAAGCTCATGGCAAATGATCTCGGACCGAACACCGGCGAGATGGGAACGCTGTCGATGTACGTGCAGAAATCGAAACTGGCCGACATTGCGCTAAAGCCGGTGACCAAACTATTGCACGATCTCGATTACGTCGGTTTCTGCGACGTGAGCGGGATGATCGACGAGCGCGGCGACTTCTGGCCGTTCGAGTTCACGATGCGTCCCGGCTGGCCGACGTTCTACAACCAGACGGCGACGCACGATGGCGATCCCGTGCAGTGGATGGTGGATTTGCTCAACGGGCGCGACACGCTGCAGGTGAAGGAAAACGTCGCCTGTGTGTCGATCGTGATGGCGATTCCCGACTTTCCCTATTCGCACGCGACGAAAAAGGAATTGACCGGCATCCCGGTCTACGGCGCGACCGACCGCACCCACGTGCATCTCTGCGAGATCATGATCGGCGATGACGTGCCGGTGCAGATGGCCGAGCGCGTCGTGCGCATGCCGCATTACGTGACGTGCGGTGATTACGTGTGCGTGATCACCGGCACCGGCGACACCATCACCGGCGCGCGGCGCAGCGCGTATGCAGCGGTCAAGAAGATTCACATGCCGGCCGATCCGTTCTACCGTCCCGACATCGGCGCCGGACGCATCAGCGAACGCCTGCCGGCGATCCAGAAACACGGCTTTGCGACGAACTTCGCGATATGAACACGCACTGCAAGCACGGGCACGAGCTCACGCCTGAAAACGCGTATCAGGTGAACAACGGGGCGTTCCGTTGCCGCGAATGCGTGCGGCTGATGTCCCTCGGGTGCCAACTTGAGCGCGATCTCGGCCTGATGAGCCGCAAGAGAATCGAGCAACAAACCGAGCTTCTGATCCAACGCCAGCAGGATCAGGATCGGAATCGAGTGCAGCGGCAATTGGAGAAAACCTATGCCCAAGGGAACGAAAGTCGAACGGTGCTACCAGCAGGTGAAAGCGAAGGGGGCGAGCAAGGGGAAGGCGGCGCGGATTTGCCAAGCGTCGACGGGTCAAGCGCTGGCAACGGGAAAGCCGCCGAAGCGCAAGCGCCGCTAGTATTCGGCGCGCTGCCGAAGAATCTGAATGCGGTCGACCTTGCGGTAACAGTCCCGCCGCGCAGACGGTCGACGGGCGCGAAGCCTGACGCTGCATTCATGACCGCGCTGCGCGAGCGCATGACGCTCTACAAACAGGATGGACTCGACGCGCTGCGCGATCTGGCGATGATGCCGATTTCCACGAACAGCATGCAGAATCAGGTGAAGTTCCTGGCCGCGTCGAAACTCGTCGGCAACCTGGGCGAGCAGGACGGACCCGCGACCGGTGCCGTCGATACGCTGCTCAAGCAATTGAACGAGGAATATCGCACCGCGGCGCCGAAGATTCGCGAGGTGCGCGAGCGCGTGATCACGTTCGATGAGACGAAGGTGATCAATTGAGCACGCTGGTTATCTGGCTCGTCGGCGCGCTCGGGCTCGCTTCCGCCTTCGGCGCGTACACGCTTTACGAGCGCAATCAGGCGGCGAACGCTGCGGTGGCGTCGCTGCAAGCTGCGCAGGCGAAGGCGGATGCGCAGCTCGCGGCAAAGGACGCGCTCGCAGTGAAAGCGGCGGAGCAGGACATCACGAACATGCAGGCATCGTTCGACGCGGGCAAGGCGCAGGCGCAGGTGGTCACGCGAAAAGTCTACGTGAGGGGGCAGGCCGATGTTGCGAATTATCCGGTATTCAGCAATCCCGTGTGCGTGCTTCCTGATGCAAGCCTGCAGCTTCTTAACAGTGCGCGAGCCAATCTGCGAACCCCCGCCGATACCGTCGTCCCTGATGGAGCAATGCCAAACGCCGCCGCCGCTGCCGGACGGCAAGCTGGCAACCCTGTACGAGCAGTACCTGGCGGACGTAACGGGGCCGTGGTCGGATTGCGTCCGCCTGCACGATCAACTGATAGCGGTGGTCAAGTACCGCGATCAAGTGTGTCAGGCCATCCGAAGCCAAAACCAGTCGCCCACTAAATCATGGTGGCAATTCTGGAAGTGACCGCTCAATGGCACGTGCCGACCGTCCATTTTCACTGGCACGCCGGTTGCGTTGAATCTTCGACGATCGGCAAGGGAACCGAGATGCAGGCATGTTCGACGGCGTTCCGCAGAATGTCATCCTGGCTCTGCTCGCCGTGCCGGGCGGCGGGTTCGTCATCGTCCTCTGGCTGTTCCTTTCCAAGGCCCGCACCGAAGTCAAGTCTGCGAGCTACGTCGGGTACGCGCTCAAGCAGGCGCAAATCGCCCAACAGCGGCACGAGGAGAGCGTGCAGGGCGAGCTCGACACGCTGCGCCAGCGCACGCGTACCCACGACGAGCACCTGGCGCACCAGCGAAATAAGCTGGAAGCGTTGGAGCGCTACCGCGGCATGGCGAGCATGCGCCTGCGCGATCAGGCGCGCGAGATTGACAGGCTCAAGGAATTGCTGCGCCGCGCCGAGCTCGACCGCGACGAGCACCGGGAAGAGGCGCGGATCAACAAGCGCCTCTACATGCAAATGGTCGATGAAGGGTTCCGAACGCGGCAATGACGCGCGCGCCAGGTGCGACGATGGCCGCTATTCCGCTCTCGATCCGCAATAACAACCCAGGGAACGTCCGGCCGATGTCGCCGGCGCCGCAAGGCGCGATCGGAGTCAACGGCGGGTTTATCGTGTTCGACACGATGGAAAACGGTATCAGCTGGCTGGCCAAGCAACTGATGATCTATCAGGACAATCACGGCATCGATACCGTCGACGCGGCGATCGATCGGTGGGCGCCTGGCGCTGATCACAACGACACCGCTGCCTATGTCGATTTCGTGTGCTCGGTACTCGGCTGCAAGCCGGATGATCGCTTCGATTTCCACGATCCTGACTTCCTGTTCTGGATGGTGACGGCGATCGGCGAGGAGGAATCCGGGCACGACGCATTCACGCATTCGGTCAGCGATGCGCAGATTGAAGCCGGCATCCAAGCGGCGCTCGCAGCATGAACGTCGTCATGAAGTACCTGCAGGCGTTTTTCATCTCCAACAACGCGAAGCTGTGGACGAATATCGCCTACGGCGTCGCGACGTGGAAAATCGCGGTGACACCGCTGAAAGACATCAGTGCGGAAATGTTCCTGCTCTGGATCGGCGTTGTGAGCGGGGCGGAACTTTTGAAGCGGACCATAGCCGGTAAGTTTCGCGTCACCACGGAGGAACCGGCGCCGTCGATCATAGGGAACTGCAAATGATGACTTTGATGGTGTTCGGTGGATGGGGAATTTTCTGCGGCGCGATCGGCTACTGGCTCGCGTGGAGTCGCGCCGAGCACCCCGGCAAGGTCGAGGGCGAGGCTTCGAGCGCCTGGGCGAAGATCAAAAAGGCGTTGCACCTATGAGACTCGTCGCCATCGCGGTTGCGCTTGCGTTGTCCGGTTGCGGCGGTAGCGGGGGCGGTGGATCGCCGGCGCCGGGCCAGGTTCCACCGCCGCCGGTCGCGCGCGTCGCGCCGCTGCAATTCGGATATTTCGGAATCGCCGACGTCGCGACGACCGCGAGCTCGGTGACGTTCACGCATGCCGTCGACTGGGGCACATGGGGCACGGATACCGAAGCGATCAAGGCCCGCATCATCGCGGAACTGACGGCATGCAAAGCGGCCGGAATCTCGGCCATCATGTCCACCGGATTCCTGACTTTCTCCTCCGCCTACGCGTATCTCGGGACGGCGGAGTTGATCGCGTTCAAGGCGCAGCTCGACGCGCTCGAGCTATCGCATGTCGTGATCGCGCTGTACCCGATCGACGAACCGGACGTGCACGGCATATCCGATAGCCTGATGACGAAATGCTGCGCGGAAACGCGCGCGGCATGGCCCGGTCCGAAATTGGCGGTGATCTATGGGCCCAACGGGCAGACGCCGGGGATCAGTGCCTTCGACTGGATCGGCCGCGACGACTACGGAGCCGGTGCGGGCGTGCTGAATCACCTGCCGCCGATCCGCGCCGATCAGCAGTGGATCATCGTTCCCGGCGGCGCCGATCCGTGGCGGCAGGATCCCGCGCCGTTCGTCTCATTCGCCGACACGCGCAATCAGGTCGCGGTGCTGATGCCATTCTTGTATTCGGACTACGCGGGCGGCCAAGGCATCGCCACGAACGGAATGCTGCCCGCGTACGCTGCGGCCGGCTCAATCATCAAGGCATCCGCCACCTAAGTGAAGAATCATGGAACAGCCGTTCGGCCACCGCTTTACCGCTGTGATCCGCTCGATCATCGGCCCCTTTGACGCCGCGCGTACGTCGGAAATCAAGCTCGAGCTGACGCTCGAGAGTCCGTATCACGGCGAGCTCTATGTGCGCGTTCCGGTCAACATCGCCCCGCGGTTCGAAGTCGGCGATACGTTCTCATTCAAGCTCACCAAGATCGATTGAGAGGCTCCGGCGAAGTCCTGTGTACCGTTTTTGTGGCCGCGCGAGACAGAATTGGCCGGTTTGTGGCCGGTTTTCACCCCGTTGGATATGCGGCGCTCCCTATGAAGAAAAGTAGACCCGACTGTTAGGAGGGGGCTGCTCTATCCACTGAGCTACCGGGGCTTTCACTCTGAATCACGCCACCTTCCGCTTTCGACTGTGTACCGTTTTCGTGGCCACGGGCTTTTCGGATGGCGGTCGCGCATTATCCGCGAAGCCGGCCACGTAGGACGGCGCGAGGTGCGCGTAGCGCTGCACCATCGCCGGCGTGCGCCAGGCGCCGAGCTTCTGGAGGACATCCGCCGGCGTGCCGCCCATCGCGTGCCAACTCGCCCACGTGTGGCGCAGATCGTGGAACCGGAAGCCTTCCAGGCCGGCCCGCGCGATGGCCTTGCGCCAGGCCGTTTTCGGGCTTCCTACGCGTTTCCCCCGCCAGGTGAACACATACCCTTCCCGAGGCCCGGGAACGCGGCGTAGGACCGTCCTGGCCGTCCTGGATAGCGGGATCTGAATGGCGCGCTTGCCCTTCGCGTCCCCAGCCTCGACCCACGCGATCCCGCGCTCGAGCGAGACGCGATCCCAGGTCAGGCCGGACACATTCGACCAGCGCAGCCCGGTGGCCAGCGCGAACGCCGCCATCGCCCGCAAGTGCTCCGGCAATTCATCGCGCAGCGTCGCCCACTGCTCCGCCGTCAGGTAGCGCATCGCGGTCTCCGGCTCCTTGCGCTTGCCGATGTGCGGGACAGCGTCGATCCAGCCAGCGCGCCGGGCCATGTTCAGCGCCGATCGGACGATGACGATCAGCTTGTTGTAGGTTCCCGGCGACTTCTCGCCGAAGGTTTCGATCAGGCTCGCCTCGCTCACGTCGACCAAACGGCGATCCCTATACGCCTTGCGAATCTGCTTGAGCGCGTTCAGCTCGCTTCGACTGCGCGGCTTCGCTTTCGTCCATGCGAGGAAGGCGTCCGCGAGCGTGCGTCCCGCGTGCCTTTGCTGCCAGAGACGAGCTTTAAGCTCGTCGTGCTGGCGCTGAGCTGCCTCGCGGTCGGCGGTTCGAGCAGAGCGTCTAATTCTTCCGCCGCGGTGGCGAATCGCGATCCACCAGACCTCACCCCGCTTGTAGAGGGACATTCGCCGTTCCGGTATTGGCCGCGCAGGTAGTCGGCAAGGTCGACGTCCAGGAAGCGCCATTCCTTGCCGAGCTTGGCGCCGGGTATCTTACCCTCCGCGGCCCGCTCCCGAAGTGTGTCCGGGTGCAGCCCAAGGAAGGCGGCTGCTTCCGTCAGGTCCAGCGAAGCGGCGTGCGGCGTGGGAGTCACCCGCGCTCCTCCGCAGTGAGCAGGCGGTCGGTCATTCAAGTCCTACGATTCATTTGGCAGTGTCCAAGTGGCCAAGCGGGGCGTCCGTTGAATCCCGTGGCGTCTTTTCAGTGCCTTCGATGCGAAGGGCGGCGATGGCCGACGCGAGCCGCTGCGCTACTTTCAGTTCCTTCTCCGCGCGCGACACGCGATTTTCTGCAAGCGTCATTGCGCTCTGATAGAGCGTCCTCGCGTTCCTCGCTCCTTGCGGTACGTAGAGACCGTCCGCGAGTCTTTCGGCGTTCCCCAGCTTCTCGTCTCTGAAATAGACGTGTCCCCAATTTGAGGACGCGTTGTATCTGACAAAACGCGGCTCGGCAGCGTTATCGCTCGCATTGCTCATGCTTTTCGCTCCTCATTCTGCAAACCGTCCCGCTTGGCCGTAAGAGACTGCGGACTCATGGATCGTAGGTTTTTGCTCATCCCTTCTCCACGCGCGGTGCCAGTCTCTTGATGGCAACGGTGAGCCCGAGCCCAAACCACGCAAGCTCAAACGCCTCGAACTCGCCGGCTATCTCGTCTACGGCCGCAGCCTGCTCATGATCGAGCGTGATATTCCGCCAGCCAATGAACGGCAGCCATCGCGGATAGGGCCATACTTTGCTCATCTATCGCTCCCCTGCGATTGCAGCGCGGTCATGTCACCAGTCCCCATAGACGTAATGCGCGAACGATGCGTAGATGATCACCATTTCGCCGCACTCCGGGCACTTGCCCATGAATCGCGGGTACTTCTTGCGGACTTCGGCGGTATCCATGCCGGCGGCAGCGGCTTCGTCGAACTTCGGCATCGATTTCTCATGCGCGCATAGGCTATCGCTCATTCCCGCTCTCCCGATCGTTCCCCTAGCGCGGCGAGAGCATCCTCCGCGATCTTTAAGTCTCTATCGAATCCGGCCTGCCAACTACTGTTTGGCATTACGTCCTGCTTACGAATGACGAATAGGGCGAGCCTGGCCGCCCTGACAGCGGCGATCAGCGCCGCTCGCAGCCTATCCCGCTCTTCCCGTAGGGCGGATATTTCATCGGCAGCCTCATCCGCATCCGCGTCATATCCCGGCTTGCGCAATCGCTCTATCAGTGCATCACTCATGCGTATCCCCCCAAAACCATTCGGTTCATTTGATTACCGTCACTTGAGGCCACTTCACCGGCCTGCTGATTCTGACGCGAAAGACTCCGACTCACGCACTTGCGCTTCGCCCCACTGCTCGGCCATCGCGTCAGCAATCCCGCGAAAGGTCCGGCTCCGGTTTTTCTTCCGCTCGGCGCTCGGCGGCTCCAGCCATACCCGTTGCGCGCGCCCTTCGACGTCATTCGTTGGAAGCAGCTTCGGAAGTCCGCGCAGCCAGAGGCCGGTTTTCTTGACCTCGCCATGTCCGAATTGATGCGGCTGGATGTACTGATCCGGCCCGCGCCAGAGCGACGAAAGACGGCCCGTAGGGTTCTCGATCGCAACCCTAGGTATCGGGAAGCGCCATAGCGACTTGACGCAGTGGAGGGCCATCAGGAGGGCTTCCTGCCGCCATTCCTCGGCCATCCAGCGCGCGCCGCTCACGGTCAGGAACGTGCAGTCCGGGTGCGCGATCATCAAATCCCATCCGGCCTTGACGACTTCGACATCGAACACCGATCCTTGGATATGCGGCCCCGGCGATTCAGTCGGCAACAGGTCGCACGACCATGCGTCGTGCCCGCGCGCCCGGAAAGCGTCACGCACGATGCCGGAAAATTCGCAGGCGACGAGCACCCTCAATCCTTCGGCTCCGATGCGTTCATTGCGGCGATAGCGGTTTCGGCTTCGCGTACAGCGCGGTCCATGATCGAAAAATGCTTGGCTTCGTTGACCAGGTCGCCGATCACGATCCGGTAGTTTTCGCATTGCTGCCAAAGGGCGTCAGCGCGCTTGCGCTCTGCTTCGTCGTCACATTGGGCGTCGCTCCGCACCCATTCCTCGCCGTTGACGAGAAGCCGCTCGACAGTCGCATCATTCGGAATCCCGCGAACGTGTTGGGCCTCGCTCCGTTCCTCCTGGAGATCGCAATAGCGCAAGAACTCGCCATGCTCGCTCTCGTATGCATCCCAATCTCCGTCCTCGTATACAACGATGTCGTATCGCTTCAATTTCGCTCGCGGTACGTCACGTCGGTCTTCAACCAGCGCGGCTCATTAAACAAATCTCGGATACGGTCATCCCGAAGCCGAAAGTGGCGGCGAGCTACCCACAGCAGAACACCCCCGAAGACCATGCATACAACGCAGAACGCGATGCCCGCCCAATGAATGGTCTTCATGTTGTCGTAGTGTTCTATGACTATTGTTGCCAAGAGCCAGAACGCGCCAGACACGAAAAACATGCCAACAGCACCCGCGCCCTCCTCCAACACACCGAATTCGCCGATCTCGCGTAGGTCTCTGCGCATCACCGGTACAACGTCCTCTGCCCGATTGAGATAGCGCATGTTGAATGCGCTGCCGGAGCCGGCCCCGGAACCGCCGACCGCCCCGAATGGCACAATTGCCGTCTCGTCGGCTCTCGCGGTACGTCACGTTGGGCGTCGCTCCGCGTGGCGAGTTCGACGACGGCATCCTCCAACTGCTCGACGGTGAATGCTGGTGTCGTCGGGTAATCTCCCTCTGCGATGCGAGCGCGGCACGCCTCGATTACCTTTTGCAGCATCAGCGGGTGCATTCGTAGTCTCCTGCGGTCGGATCGTCGTCGGGATCGTTCTCGATCTGCCGCCGCAACGTCTCGTTCGATGGCATCAGGCGGAAACCACGTTGGGCGTCGCTCCGTTCCTGTGTGGCGGCGTCTAGAATGGCGTAGAACGCATTCAGCACGCCTTGCGCGGTGACGGTGGATGAGATAGCGAAGCCTTCGGCATAGTTGAACGCAGTCGAGCGCATCGAATCCGTGGGCTCTCGCGGTACGTCACGTTGGGCGAGGGCGGCGGCAGCTTCGCGGAGTAGCGTTCGCGCCGTGACACACCATGCTTCCGTGGTTCGAGGCAATTCGGCGTGCCTCTCTAGCCGTTCCGTCTGCGGCCGAGTAGGGCGGTATGCAGCGCCGATAGCGGCGTCGATCTGCGCATGCGTCAGGTCGGGATAGTCCTTGATGATGGCGTCATGCGAATATCCAGCGTCGTGGTAATTCTGGACCGCGGTCACAGGAATCCGCGTGCCAGCAACACACAGAGCGCCGTGCATGATGTCGGGATCGGCCGAAAGCAGCGGCGACAACGGCGTATCCACTAGCGCATCCCGAGCAGGCGCGGCGGCGCACGGGCGCTCTGCTGGAGCAACGGCGCGCGCTTGCGCTGTGTCGTATCCGGCCATGATCGCGTTCGCGAACCAGCCAATCATGCAGCCTTCGTCGCGCGGGATGAACGGGTGCGCGGCTATTTGCTTCATCCATTCCCTCGCCCATATCACGGCGTCAATCGTGTGCGGCCAACGCTGCTCTGCTACGCCCTGCGCGAGAGCGAGCATTCCCGGCAGCTCGTCGTCTTTAGCTTCGGAGTCTGCGGGAGCGCTGGATGGGTCGTCGGTGACGTTGCTCATATGAACCTTGTCGTTTTGCTGTTCAGCAGCATCAGCGGGTAGGGGAGCCGGTGCATCTGCTTGGGCGGCGTTCCAGCCAGCATCGAAGATTGTCCGATACCATGCGCTCCTGTTGCCACCGGGCGAGCAGTAGGACCGGCAGAATTGTTGAAACGCATGTTCTCGCGCGTCACTCATGGGCGCTTCCCCTCGATAGCGGCGGCATGTTCGAGCGTTCGTACGATGTGTGCTGCGGCTTCGACCTTCGCCCAATACACGTTACCCTGCCAGTCCGGGCGCTTCTCTTCGTAATCGTGCGCGTACCGTAGCCGGATCGTGTCGGCGATCGCAATGGCATGGGCTAGCGTCGGTTCGCGTGGCGGCACTGTTGCCTGCTCTGCGGCGAGATAGGCGTAAGCACGCTCCCACGCGGCGCGCAGACCGACAGCGTGCGCGGCCCCGGCGGAACTGTTCGACGGTTCCGGAGCCTGATGCCATTTCACAAGTTCAGCCAATATTTCTCGTGCGTCGCTCATGCGGAGTCCTTTGCGCGTTGGCGAATAGCCATAGCGCAGTCGTCGCAACCGTCTTGCGGAACCGCTACGTATGGGTTTCTGACATAGCCACCGTCCCACCTCTCAGCAGCCGCAGTGCAAATCTTCGCAGCATCTTCGCAGCATCTTCGTAGGCGTAGCGCATGCCAGCGGCGAAGATAGCGGCATCCAGTGGATCGGGCGCGAAGCCCCTATCGTCCTGCGCAATTACCGCTTCCAACGCTTCACGCTGTTCTGGTGTGAGAGTCATCGACCATCTTTCAGAGCGGCTGAATTGCGAGCATCGATGTACCGATCCGCCCAGGCTTTCGCGCGTGATGCGCCGTCGGCCGTAAGGTGCGCGATCGACGGCACGCCCGCCTTCTCGCACAGCTTCTCGACCGGCACATGATTGTCGGTGCAATAGGTCGTAAGGTCTGCCGCCGCTGATTCTGAAATGTGAGTGCCGGACGCGGGCGATGGCCCGGCCGACGCGCCGTCATTGATCTTCGCTCCGCCCGTCGCCCACTGCGCGATCAGGCGCCCCGATTCCTCGGTGATCGGCTTTTCGAGCGGGAATAGCGCCTTGTGCTGCTGCTGCAGCTTAATGGGCCTCGGGATTCCCGGCGCGTCTGCGGTCAGCAGAAACGATGCGGTGAGCTCGAAAGGCAGATTCTTCTCGGTCACCGGGAACCAGCCTTGCAAGCCGGTCAGCCCGGTTTTCGGAACGATCTTCGTCTTGCCGTCCTCTTTCACCATTTCGACGTGCGGCTCGGCGCGAAAGCACAGGATCAGATGCGCGCGCACCTGCAGGAGCTTGCTGACCATCTTCTTGTGCGATTGCTTCGGCACGCTCCACGACAGGAGTTTCGTCGCTTCGCGCCCGCCGAGGCGCTGATATTCTTCCTCTTGCCAATCAAGAATTCCCCCGTCGCCGCTCCATTCGTGTGACATGGAATCGACGACGATGACCGGATACCCGGCCGCATCAGCCGCTTGGATCGCTTCCGCGTAACGGTCAGGCCGGAACGGTGGGCGTAGCTCGGCATGCTCGAAACGGAAAGCGTCTGCATAGTGCAGCGCCCGCCGCGATTCGGTGTCGATCACCGCGAACGGCTTGTCGCCGGCGATGCCGGTCGCCAGGCGCATCGCCGTGTATGTTTTCCCGCTGCCGGTACCGCCGGCTAGCCCGACGATCAGGCCGACGTTCTCGCGGATAGCCGGCCGGAACGCGATCGTCATGCCCGCGCCTTCGCCGGGAACAGCTTTGCGACGTCGTACGGGATCCCCATCTGGTCCGAAGCCTGCCGCTCCTGCCATTGCGAATCGGTCCACGCGGGGATCTCGGGATAGGCGACGCGCGCCGGGTAGCCGGGCCACACATTGTCACGCGCACACTTCGCCCATTGCGCCAGTGCTACGCGTACCTTGTCGTCGCCGAGCGCGAACCCGTGCTGATCCACGCCGACGAGCGAGCACAGGTGCGGAGGCTCCTGCTCAACGACGAGATACACGTACGCTGCATCCTCGACGCCGTAATGCGCGGCGATCCCGCGCCGATAGAACGCGGCGCTGATGTAGTACCCCATGCGGATCATCTGCGAGCGGCCCCAAGCGTCAGGCTCGGCGCTCGTCAGGGTGAACTTGCCGTCGACGACGAGGCGGCGATCATGACTGATCCGGTCCGGCCGCATGCGGCATAGTGTTCCCGCTTCGTTCCATAGGATCGTGACTTCGGAATCGCCGCCGCCGGGTTGAAACGCTTCCCATATCGCCGGCTCCGTGGCGCACAGGCTACCGATGTAGGTGCGCGCGGCGTCGACCATCGCACACACGAGCTCGTACTTCGCCGCGAGCACCGGGATTTTGCCGGCTTCACGAGCTGCGTCACGCGCGGCGCGAATGCTCTTGTTCGTCCAGCCGTCGGGAATCGCGCCGGTTTTCTCGGCCGGATGATCGAGCGGGTCGATGACTTCACATACGTCGTTCCGGCCTTCGAACAGGATGGCGTGCGCGATGATCCCGGCGTCGCTCTCGTCGCTGGTTTCGGGCTCGTATAGCGGATTCCAAGGCGATTCCCACCAGGCAGCGCGCGGGCAGCGCTCGAGCAGCGTTCGCACCAGCGACGCCGACACCGCCGGCAGGCGCAGGTAGTCGGCGATCGGCAGGCCGGGATACTCGCCCGGCGTCATGAGAACCTCTGTTCGGGCTCGGAGAGCGGGCCAGCGCTCGCCACGGAATTGACTTTTGCTTTCTTCGGCGCGCGGCGCTTGCTGACCGTCACCACGATCGACGTATCGGCCGGCACGATGGCATCGGCTACTTCCGTAGCCGTGTCGATCCTCGTCGCGACAAACGTCTCGCACGCCTCGCGCACCTGTTTAGCGTCAAGGGTGATCCTCATCAACTGCTTCATTCCCATTAATTTCTCCTATGCGAACCAGCCGAACGCGAGCCCGAGCACGATGACGATTGCCGCGAGGGACATGATGATCGTCACCACGCGCCCGCCTATGCGCTCCGCGCGTGTCGTCTTGTAGTAATCGACCGGCAACCCGCTGTTGCGCGGCGCGAACTGATTGTGATGCGATGTAATGGTGATGTCGTCATCCTTGCAGGCCCAGCTCGGCCGGATCATTCGCATGTGGGCCTCGTCACGGAATCAAACCATTCTGTAGAGCACCAAGCGCACATGAACAGCGGCAGTCCGAGTGCGACGCCATTATTGATGTTCGTGCGATGGCAGCACGGGCATTCGAGGCCGTCGTCGACGCGCTGACGCATGCGTTCGAAATCCGCGTCGGGATCGACTTGAGGCGGTGCCGGCTCGAAGGCGGGATCGTCCCATCCGCGCGGGCTCACGCTGCCCTCGCTACGGTTCTGAAATCTTCGAGTACGGCCCGCGCGCCGACGCACATCGCGCGCGCGGCGAGCAGCCACAAAAGGCGCTCGAAGCTGATCGAATCCGCGGCGTAACGACGCTCGATCAACGCGGCAACCATTTCGCCGACGTCGGCATCACGCTTCGCGAGGGCAAGCAAGTCGTCCGGATTACCAGCGAACGCGTTCATCGCCACAGTCCCGAGATGATCAGCGTGACGATGGTGAGACCCATCGCCACGCCGAACGCGATATTGCGGTAGTCGATTCGCATCGTCCCTCCTAGTGCGCGAAAGTGCGCAGTGGAGGAAAGTGTAGGCGCGCCTACTCGTCAAGTCAATAGGCTTGCCTACTTTTATTTTCTGCCGACGAACGGCGATGCGCGCCGATCAATTCGGGGGTGGACTGGGATCTACTGGGTGGTGCAGTACACCGAGCCTTGAGAGGGCGTGCACACGGTCGTGGTCGGGTGCGGCGCTTGTGCTGGCGGCGTCGGATAACCGTAGGTAACCGGCCGGCTCATCTGTCGGTATTGATTCATGGTGCAGCGGGCGAGATCGTCCGATCCGGGGCTAAAGCCGGCGCGCAAGCAAACGCTGCGTGCGTTGGCGAGCATGTTGTCGCGGCGCGCTTGGTCCAGCCCGCATCCAGTGAGCAGCGCGAGCGCGACGATATAGGCAGCAAAGCGCATCGGGTTAGTCCTCCTTTTTGTCTCCGTTCTGCTTGTGTCGGATCATCTTTTCCGCGACGTCGATGACCGTCTGTTGTTCGTCATCGTCCATGCGATCCATCATTTCCAGTATCGCGAGCTTGTTAATGTTGCGCTCTATTTTTTCCGTGAACTTCGAGCCTTTTCCACGCATGATGTAATCAGGGTTGATTCCGCGATCGCGTAGCTTGAGCAGCGTTTCCGATGCCGGCCGAGCGGAACTACCCGACTCTAGTTGCGTCAAGCTCGCGGGCGCGATTTTGATTTCGCGTGCGAACTTGGCGCGGTTCGGTTTTTTTAACCCCTCCCGTTTCTGCAACTCCTCGCGGGTTTCCCGTAGCCTCCTTCCGATCGCTGTAGTCATGCCGGAAAGCATGGCTCCAGCGTGTGGAGGATTGCCTATTGACAGCAAAATAGGATTGCCTACACAATCGCGGGCATGACGCCCGATCAAGCTCGAAAGCATTTCCGCACCATCGCCGCCATCGCGCGGGCATGCGGCATCAAGGGATCGAGCGTTAGCGAATGGTTTGCTGCGGGCGAAATTCCGATCGACCGGCAGTGCCAGCTCGAGGTTGTAACCGGCGGACGCCTGGTCGCCGATAGAGCTTCGCTCAACATGGTCACCCAGGAGCATGGAAGATGATGACCATTGTTCGGGCACCACGGCGGAAAACGGCGGAAAGAAATGTTTCCGCCGCAGCGTGATCGCATGCAAAACGCCTTTGATTTCACTCCTGGTCTGACGGTGCAATTCAAGTCGCTGCGCCAGGTGTTGGCGGCAGCGGTCTACGGCTCTCGCGCAAGCCTCAACGGCGTTGCGTCCGACCTCGATCTATCGCCCTCGGAGCTGCAGCGCATGTTGAATCGCGGTATCGCTGACGAGCGCAAGCTCGACACGGACGACGTCGAGAAAATAATCGTTTCAACCAGCGATCTTCGCCCGGTCTACTGGATGGTCGAGAAGTTCCTGCAGGATCCCGAGCGCATGCGCGCTACCGCCGCGCAACAGCTCGCGCAGCTTCTGCCCGCCGTACTCGAGCTGGCGCATCAGGCCGGCGTTACGGCGAGCCCACCGAAACACCGCCGCTCTCGATAAAGGCACCAGCCGTGCGCGACGCTGTGCGATATTCGTTTGTGCCGAAGTCGGCCATTTCTTCCAAACCGCCATCGGTAACCGGGAATAACTACCGGCGCGTTTTGCCTGAAAAAACGGTCGTTCGACAACACCATGTCGACGAGGACAACCTGCGCGTGGCGCGCGGCGTCATCTTCGGCGCGTTCGTCGGGCTCATCTTCTGGCTCGCGTTCCTGTATTTCGTGTTCCCGGCGTGAGCGAGCTCGAGCAGGCGCCGGCACGGTCGCCACCGCGCAAACGTCCCGGCAAGTCGCCGACCGCGCTCTCTCTCGCGCACATGCGCAAGCTCGGATGCGTGGCCCAGGTCGTCGAGCATTGGAATCCGCATGCCCGCAAGCGCGTCGATCTGTATGGCGTGATCGACATCCTATGTCTATCGCCCGAAGGTCAAACGATCGGCGTGCAGGCAACCAGCCGCGACAACATCGCCGCGCGCGTCACGAAGATCGGCGAGTCGGAGCACATTGCCGCGCTGCGCCGGTGCGCCTGGCGGCTCCTCGTTCATGGGTGGGACAAGCGCGACGGCCGCTATCGCGTGCGCGAAGTCGACGTGTCGTAACACCCCGAAAGGAAAGCCGATGTCAAAACCCGAGGAATTGGTCGAAAAGGGATTCGTCGTGATAGGAGGGCGCAGCAACAAGGACGGCATCGTGCGAATGCGCCAATTGTCGCGGCGCTATCACGTTCGGGAAGCGGCCGAAGAATACGCGAAGCTCATCCGGCAGAGCGTTCCCGACGCCTATGTGCGCGTCGTCGTCGGCCGCGAGCGGCGCTGATGGCAGCCGGCCCGATAGAGTTTCGCTATTTCATGCGCGCGTTCACGCTCGACGACATTGCGCGCAGCCTGCAGCCGATCCGCATGGCGCAAGGCATCTTTGCCCCGCCGATGCTGCAATTCCGTTTCCGGCAGCGCGTCGCGAACGGCGATGCAACGCGCGCCGAATGGTCCGACTGGCGTGACGTTCCCTACGTCCGCGAAGGCGACGGCGAATTCAGCATCGGCGACATTCCGATCACCGGCGAGACGGTCAGGCAGTAAGCCATGAGGCGGTTGTATTCGTCGCAGGCAATGTCGAAATCGTCGTCGTTCCACGCGGAGCGGCCTGCTTTGCTCATGCTGCGATTCCCAGCGTCAGCGCCGGCGGCATAGGCGATTGCGGCGGTGATCATGGGTTTCATGATTTCGACTCGCGTTGGCGCTTCAGCGCACGGTAGATCGTCGACAGGGCGATTCCGGTTTTCTTCGCCGCGGCGTACGCGGTCATGCCGCCGGCGACGAGTCGGAGCGCTTTGGTTACGGCGGCGGTTTGATAGCCCATGCGGGTATGCTCCTAAGTTGGGGCGAGCCCGGCGGCCTGTTGCTTCGCGCACAAACGGCCGGGCATCGCTACTACGCGGCGACGGCTTCGCATTCGTCGGCTTCGAAGGTATCGGCCGTTGCCGTCGCGTTGATCTTGCCGAGCACATAATCGGCCGCGCGTTGCGCGTGACTGGCGGCAACGACGATTGCCCGCTTGTCGGCTTTGAGCACGTCAAGCCAGCTCGCCAGGTATTCGGCATGCTGCAGGCGACCATCGATGCCGGCCGTCGCGCACAGAAACGCAGCGCCCATTTCGGCGACGAGCTCCTCGCGTGCATACGCCGTATCGCCGAAGCGCCGGCCGTACTCGCGCGAGCATCGCGACTCATGCCCGGTCCAATGCGTGAGCTCGTGCAACGCAGTTGCGAAGTATTCGGCAACGGACCGAAATTGCGCCGGCGCTGGCAATTGGATCGTATCGACGGATGGAGCGTAAAACGCGCGCGATCCGCCATGCCGCACCGTGGCGAGCGCCAGCATTGCGTCGGCTACCGCGGAGGTCGGGCGTTCCGCCGGAGTTGCTGGCGTGGCGTGGAATCGGGCCGGAAGGTCGTCGATCTGCGCCAGGTTGAAAACGGTAAACGAGCGCAGCAACGGAATCAGACGTTCGGGAAGGTTACCGTTCGCGTCCGGTTGGGCGTTGCGATCTTTCACAGCAAACGGCTTGAAAAAGACAATCATCGAGCCGCGCTCGCCTTTGCGCACATGGGCGCCGAGATCCTGCGCTTGTTTGTACGTCATCCATCCGGCGGTCGGGTACGGTGCGGTCAGCAACAGCACATTGACGCCGCGATACGGCTTTCCGGATGCGGCGTTATAGGGAAATCCGCCGAATCGGTCGCAATCGTTCCACGGCTTCACCCACGGGGCGACGCCAGACTCGAGCGCGGCGATTACGCGGTCTGTGATCACTTGATACAGGTCGGTCGACATTCTCGGCACTCCAGTTATTGATCGGATACGACGATCATAGTATGTAGCACGTGCTATATAGTGTAAATAACCGTTCGTCGGCTCGCAAGGCCAAAGCGACAGAGCAGCAAACAGAGGAGAAGCGGTGCCGGATCGAGTTGTAAAGCGGCCGTCGTTCCAGTTCTATCCCGCCGATTGGCTCAACGACCAGGCATTACAGGCGTGCAGCATTGACGCTCGCGGGCTGTGGATAACTCTTATTTGCCTGATGCACAGCGGGTCAAAATACGGCGAACTTTCGCTGAACTCCCGACGAACTCCCGACGAACTCGCCGCGAAGTTGGCTCGAACTACTCTAAAAAAATACCGTCAACTCGTCGCCGAACTGGAAACCGCCGGCGTCCTGTCACGGACCGAAAACGGAACCATTTATAGTAGGAGAATGGTCGCCGATGAACGCGCCCGACAAGCATGGCGTGAGCGCCAGCAAAAGCACCGGCAAGTCACGCGTGACGTCACGCCTAATGTCACGGACGAGTCACGCCGATCTTCATCTTCATCTTCATCTTCATCTTTAAAAGCGCTTTCTACTGAATCCATACATTCAGAGGACATCGAGCCGCAGCGACTTCCGCCACCCCAAGGCGCGTTTGAAAAGCTCAAAGGGCAACTGCACAAACCCGCGGACGACACAGCGCCACCGCTCGCGGATCCGGCAACACCCAACGGCAAGGCCAACGGCTCCGGACAGCAGTGGAACAGCCACGCCTGGGTCGAAGCCACCGCCAAGCTCGTCGAGATCACCCACAGACCGAACGAACCCTTCGACGCCTTTAAAGACCGCGTTCATGGCGCACTGCAGCAACGGCTAAAGCGACCGCTCCACCCGCCGTGATCCAACCCATAAAAGGAGGTTACCGACTTCTCCTATCCGATAGTCTGCGGTTATGACAGAGCCACTTGACAGCTTTCGAAGATCGGGGGAAAAATCCGTGCCACGAGTGAAAAGGCGAGCGATGATGCGAACGACTGGCAACGCCGTCATGGACAAACCGCCCTGACGACTGGACGAGATTACGGCGCGCTGAACAATGCGTTTGCAATCAATGTCTTTTATAATCAACTGCGTATAATCAATAAAATGTCAACTCGGAATCTTGTGGTTTCAACGATCGTGCCCGGAGGATCGACGGCAGCGCGCGAACTCCGGGACCGCGAGGGTCCCCACGGACGGGGTGCTGCATTGGCACTGACCGCTCGCCGGAAGTGCGCATCTTTCCCCTCGATTTTCGCAGGGAAGTGAGGGCGGACATGGCAGCGGACGAGCGGGTGTCGAAGGGTGTGGAGGAGCGTTTTCTTTCGATCGACGAGGTGCTGACGTTGCCGGGGATAGCGCGAGTGGATTTTTACCCGGACGGGCAGTTGCGGACGCTGGAATTTCACGCGCCGGCGAAGGTTGCGAAGTCGGACAAGGCGGGGTTCGCGTCGAAGGTGATTCCGATCGTTGGCGAGGCGACGGCGTGACGGTTTGCCTGACGATGATCGTGAAGGACGAGGCGCCGGTGATTGCGCGGTGTCTCGAGTCGGTGTTGCCGGTGATCGATCGCTACACGATCGTGGACACGGGATCGAGCGACGACACGATGGCGGTGGCGCGCTCGCTGCTGTGTGGCCTTCCTGGGGAAGTCGTTGCGCGGCCGTGGCGCGATTTCGCGTACAACCGAACGGAAGCGCTCGGACTGGCGCGCGGGCAGGGTTGCGATTACCTGCTGGTGATGGATGCCGATCACGTGTGGCATGGCGCGCTTGCCGCGGACGCATTGACGGCCGACGCGTACTACGTCGAGCATCGCTATGCGGGCACGCATTACGGCCTGGCGTGCCTCATGAAGGCGTCGCTGCCGTGGCGGTACGTGGGCGCGGTGCACGAGTTTCTGACGGCGACGGTAGCGCATGAAATCGTCGACTTGCGCGGTCCGTGGGTGGAGGTTTTTCACGACGGTGCGCGTTCGCGGCGCGGGGATGCCATCACGTACGACGAGGACGCGCAGCTTCTGCGCGGCGCACTCGCGCGCGATCCGACCGATTCCCGCAGCGCCTTCTATCTCGCGCAATCGCTGAAGGACGCCGGCAGGCTTACCGATGCGTACGCGGCATACAAGTCGCGCTCCATGATGGCCGGATGGGATGAAGAAACGTGGTACGCGAAGCTCGAGATGGCGCGCCTGGCCGAGCGAACCGGCATGCCGCCGGAAACGGTGCAGCGGCATTACCTGGCCGCGTACAACGCGCGGCCGACTCGCGCCGAGCCGTTGGTGGATCTCGCGCGCTGGCATCGTCTGAACGGCGAGTTTTCGCTCGCTGCCCTGTTCGCGCAGGCGGCGGTGATGATTCCTCGACCGGTCGATCGCCTGTTCGTGGACGCGGCGACCTACGACTGGCGTGCGCTTGACGAGCTAGCGGTAGCCGGCTGGTACACCCCCGATCGGCAATGGGGAGGCTGGGCGGCGCGCACGTTGCAGGCCGACCGGAAATATCCGCCCGAGCAAGCGACGCGCATCGAAAGCAATATCGCGTTCTACGCGTGAGCGTCCCCGACGCCGAGCTTCTGGCGCGGATCAACGTCGACCGCGCGCTCGGTTCGCAGTTGCTGTTCCCGCATCGCCACGCGCAGGTTTCACCTGCGTTTCACGTGGAAATCATCGACCTGTGGAGAAGCCCCGAGGAGTTCGTGCTCGTGGAGGCGTTTCGCGGCGGCGGCAAGACGACGATCGCGGAAGAATTCCTGACGATGGAAGGTGCGTTCGGGAATTTTCACTACTGGATGCTGATCGGCGAGACGTACTCGAAGGCGTGTCAGCGTTTGGAGGCGATCGACAAGGAAGCGCGCACGAATGAGCGCTTGCGCTGGCTCTTCGGGCGTGCGGTGCTGGCGCGCAAGTCGATCGAGAATCGCGTGTGGTTTACGTCCGGCGCGATGATCGAAGCGGTCGGATGGGAGCAGGAATTCCAGTCGTTCAAGTATCACGATCACCGGCCCGACGGCGCGTATCTCGATGACGTCGAGAACAAGGAGCGCGTGCGCGATTCATCGGCGGTCGACGAGTCGATGAAGAAGTTGTATCTCGAGCTCGTGCCGGCGCTGGATGTCACGCGTCGGCGCATTCGTTTCGCGCAGGCGCGTCGTGCGGAAGATTGCATGGTCACGCGGCTGGCGCGTTCGGGCGAGTGGCTGTATCGCGCGTATCCGGTATGCGATCGAGATCCCGACGACCCGGAGGCGGTGGCGCTGTGGCCGGAGCGCTATCCGATGTCCTGGGTACGCGCGGAGAAGCGCAAATTCCAGCAGAGCGGCATGCTGTCCGAGTTCCTGCAGGAGTACATGCTGCAGGCGGTCGATTACGAGAAGAAGCCATTCAAGCCGGACATGCTGGCTTCATTGGACGTATCGCCGTGGCACTGGATGCCGCGCTATGCGATCTACGATCCATCGCGCTCCACGCGCACGGCGCGCACGAAGGAAGGCGATCACGCATCGGATCGCACCGGCAAGGTCGTCGTGTCGCGCATGTCGTCGAAGATTTTAGTGCACGAGAGCGGCGGGTTTTACTGGAAGCCGAACGAGCTCGTCGACGATCTGTTTCGCGTGCAGGAAGCGCACCGTCCGGTGAAGATCGGAATCGAAAAGAATTCGCTGGACGAGTGGTTGCTGCAGCCGATTCGCCTGGCGATGCTGCGCAACGGCGTGATGCTGCCGCTGACGACGCTGCAGGCGCCGCAGGATCGCAGCAAGGAAGATTTCATCATGGGGTTGCAGCCGTTCGCGTCGGCGGGCGACGTGGTGCTGGTCGGCGGGCACGTGGCGCATCCGCAGCTCGTCGCCGAATGGTCGAACTTTCCATCGGGTCCGCGCGACGTGCTGAATGCGCTGGCGTATGCGCTGCGCATGTTCGGAGGAGTGCCCATGTACGAGGATTTTTCCGCTGGCAACATCGGGGAAGCGCCCACACCCAGGCAGGGCGAGGAGGTCTATGTCGGCGCGTCGGCTACGCCGTCGGAAGTCGTCGCGGTGGCGTGCCTGCGCGATGGGCGGCGGCTGATCGTGGCCGGCGACTGGCAAGTGTCTGGGGCGTTGAGCGATGCGGTGAAAACGCTGGCGTTCGCGTTGCGCACTAAATTTCCGCGCGCGCACCTGCAGGTGTGGGTGCCGGGCGAGATCTTCGATCAGTGGCAGCGCATACCGCTGGTGCCGGCCTTGCGCGCCGAGCGCTTCGCGCCGTACCGGGCGGAGCATGCGGCGGTGGCGCGCGGGTGCCTGGCCGAGCGCATGCGCCAGGTGTGGCACGGGCAGCGCATGCTCGTCGTGGATCGCGAGGCGAACGGGACGCTGAATGCGCTCGCCGCGGGCTACGTGCTGCCGCCGGAGAAGGGCGGGCGCACGGCCAGCGAGCCCGAGGCGGGACCGTCGCGGCTGCTGGCGGAAGCGCTCGAGTGCATGGTGGCGATCTTGGATCGGACCGAGGACGCGATGACGGCCATCCCCGACGGCGCGCACGTCGCGCACTCACCCGGCGGCCTGCCCTACGTGTCCGCCAATCCGCGGGCTCGGGCATAAACCGTGCCCCGGAAGTTGACAAGCCGTGCGAAAGCTGGCAAAAATCATGCCCGCATAGCGGCGTACGTGCGCCTGTTCAACCGATCCGAGGAGCAAACCGACATGGCGATTTCGCGTGGATTTTCCAAGAAAGCCCCTTCGCAGCAACCCGTCGACTTCTTCAAGGGCCAGCAGCAGGGCGGCACGCACGGCAAGCCGACGCGCGTCGGGGATCGCCTGCAGGGTGGCCCGCTGCGCGAGACGATCTACGGCCGCAAAGACTTGTCGCGGCAGTAAACCGTCATGGCGAAGCGACGGATGAAGAAGGCGGTGAAACGCCTGTCGGCGCCGACGCGCGAGTTCGCGGAGAAGCCGAAGAAGCCCGAGCCCGACGATATGCCGGGGCGCATGCGGCCGGCGGGTGTGGGCCATCGCAAGGGCATGGGGCGCGCCGGCAAGAAGCTCCGCGGCGTGATGCTGTAGGCCGGCATTGCATGTGGCCGAGCGCGGACGACATCGCAAGGAAAACACGCGCGAGCGCTCGCGCAATCGCGGTCGCGCGAAAGCCGAGGACACGCTCGCCCCGTCCACGTCCGATGCGCTCGCCGACCCGGTAGAAAACTTCGCCGAGAAAAAGAGTTCTCCCGCGTACGAGGCGGCGGAGAAGCTGTACAAGCTGATCGTCAAGGGTTACGACAACAAGGAGGAGCAGGGCCAGGCGATCGAGGAATACTGGAACATCTACAACTGCAAGCCGGACGACAATCAGCAGTACACCGGCAACTCGCAGGGCTACATCCCGGCCGTTCGTGACGCCATAAACGCGCGTGCGAAACGCGCCCTCAAGCAGCTCTTCCCCTCGAATCACAAGCACGTCGACGGACTGTCGAGCGATCGGCACGCGCCGTACACGCAGCTCGCGCTCCTCGAGCATTACATCCGCAAGACGAACCTGCGCTCGATCGTGCGCACCGATCTTGTCGCCGGCGACGTCACCGGGCAGTGGAATCTCATGCTCGACTGGACCTCGAGCGTTCGCAAGGTCACCGAGCTCGTGCGCCGCAATCCGCTGCTCGAGCAGATCGACGGCGAGGAGCGCGCCGAGCTCGAGTTGCCGGGGCTCGACGACGAGGAGGACACCGAGGACGAGGACGTGCTCGAGGAAGGGCCGGAAATCGTCGACTTCGCGACCGAGGATTTGTGCGTGCTGCCGCCGACGTGCACCGACCTGCAGAAGGCGCACGCGGTCAGCGTCAAGCTGCGCCTATCGAAAGAGGCGATGGAGCGCATGGTCGACGAGGGCGTGTTCGTGCTGCCCGAGGGAACCGAGATCGCGGATTTTCTGAAGCCCGATCAGCAGCGCGACAAGCGCAACCCGGCCAAGCGCCAGGCGAACGATGCCGGCGTGAAAAGCGAGGGCACGGCGAAGTTCGCGCTGGTGTTTCAGACCTACGCGAAGCTCGATCTGGGCGGCAAGCGCAAGGAAGAGGCGATCATCTTCTTTGCCGGCCCCGAGGAAATCATCGGCATCATCCGCAACCCGCTATGGTCGGGGAAGCGGCCGATTTTCTCCGTTCCCGTCGATCGTGTCGCGGGATCGTTCTTCGGCAAGTCGAAGATCGAGCCCGTCAAGTTCCTGCAGTGGAACCTCAATGACTTCTGGCTGATGGGCCAGGACTCGGCGATGTATTCCCTGCTGCCGATATGGTCCGTCGACCCGCTGAAAACGCCGCAGTGGTCGCAGCTCGTCATGGGGCTGGCCGCGGTATGGCCGGTCGCACCCAACGACATCAAGCCGATTACGTCTCCGCAACTGTGGAAGGACAGCGCGCAGATTTGCGACTTGCTGAAGCGGCAGATCTGGGAATCGATGGACGTGAACGAGATGATGATGGGGCGTATGCCCGCCGGCCGGAAGAACAATCAGCTTATGGGCGCGATGCAGCAGGAACAGAGCGTCAACATCACCGATCACGCGCAGCGGTACGAGGAGTGCATGCTGAATCCGCTCGTCGAAATGATGTTCGAGTTCGATCAGCAGTATCGAACGAAGTCGCTGATGGTGGAAACGCGCGGCGAGATCGGCGTCAAGGCGGCGCTCGAGGAAATTCCCGTACCGCAGTGGGGAGAGCGCTTCTTCTTCCGCTGGACCGGTACCGAGTTCATGAACGGCGTGCAGCGGTTGCAGCAGAAGATCGCGTGGATGAACGTGCTGAAGGGAATACCGCCGCAGTTGCTGAACGGCCGCACGCTGGACGTGACGCCGATTCTGGAAGAGGGCACGGAAACGATCTTCGGGCCCGAAGTAGCGCCGCGCATTCTCGTCGATCAGCGCAATCAGTTCCGCGTCGATCCAGAGATAGAGGACGAAATGCTGCACAACGGCTTCGCCGTCGAAGTGCACGAGGCGGACGACGACGTGAAGCATCTGCAATCGCACATGCGCGCGGCGAACCTAGCCGGCGATCCGCTGGGATTGTTCAAGCAACACATGATGGCGCACTACCAGGCGCTCACGCGCAAGCGCGAGATGGCGATGGTGCAACAGAAGGGCGTGCCGGGATCGCCGGGTGGCGGTCAGGGCGCTGCACCTCCACAGGGGGCGGCCGGCGCGCCGCGGCCTGGCGCGCTGCCAGCACCGGGGCGTCCCGCGCAGTCGCCGCCGGGCGCGGTGCCGGCGGATCAGATTGCCGATGGCGCGGTGATGGGCCGCGGATAGTCAACCAGGAGGGCCGCTATGGACGTCGCATCGTTGCTGCATTTCGTCGTCGTGATCGTTGTTCTCGGGCTGATTTTCTGGCTCATATGGTGGTTCATTGCCAAGATTGGATTGCCCGAGCCGTTCAACAAAGTGGCGCAAGCCATCGTCGCGCTGATCGCTCTGATTGTCCTCGTCACGATCCTGCTGAACGTGATCGGCATGGGCGGCGGTGGACACCTGCGCTTGTGGTGACGGTGCGCGGATGAATCAGGTTACGGAAATCTGCGGAATTCCGGTGTGCTACTCGGAGTTTCACACCGGGAGCGCGGAAGCGCGCGGATTTTTCTGGAACCGCTACATCCTGATCGGCCCGCACTTCATGCGCGATGGGCATCGCGTGCAGCGCGCGGTGCTGTTGCACGAGGCTAAGCACTGCCAGGCGTGGCATCTGGAAAAGCGCATCGCGTGTCTTATTGCCATCGCTGCGCCGCTCGCGTTCCTGCCGCTGCGCATCGTCGCGGTGGCGCTTGCGGTGGGAGCGCTGTATTTCGCCGCGGCCGCTTTCGCGCGCAAGAACGAGCTCGACGCCGATGCGTTCGTGGTCGCCGAAGGCTACGGGGTCGATCTTCTGGAATGGCTGAAGCGGCAGATGCCGCGCGATTCCGAGTTCTATCCGACGTTCGAAAAACGCTGTTCGCGGATCACCGAAGGCATGAAGGAGAAGCGCAATGCGGCTGCTGCGTGAATGGTTGCGGCTTGGCGTGTGGCCGAGCGAGGCGACGGTCAGCGGCCAGCGTCGGCCGATGGGATTTCAGCAATTGACGCTGTCGGGCGGCGCGGTCGGCCTGACGATTCCCGCCGGGCCTGCGGGTGCGGCGATCATCGCGTCGTTCGCGCTCATCCAATGCACCGGCACGAGCGCTTCGGCGTCGTGGCGCGATGACGGCGTTGATCCGACGGCATCGATCGGGATGCTGCTCTCGACCGGCGATGCGCCGTTGCAATACTTCGGCGACCTGACCGCGATCAGGTTCATCACCGGCGCGGGATCACCGGTGCTCAACGTGAGCTATTACGCATGAAATTCCTGCGCCTTGGCATTCAGGACTCGGAAGCGGTCATTACCGGCTATCGCCGGCCGACCGGCTACCAGCAGATCGTGAATCCTCTCTCCGCGACGGCGCTCACGCTGCCGACGCCGCCGCCGGGTTTCGCAAACAATTTCGTGGTGATCCAGTGTAACGGCGGCGCGGTGCGATGGCGCGACGACAGTATCGACCCGACCGCCACGATCGGCATGACGATCCCCGACGGCGGCGAGCTCGACTACGTGGGCGATCTGTCGAAAATCAAGTTCATCGCCGCGAGCGGCACGCCGATCATCGATGTATCGGTCTACACATGATGCTGCGCGACTTCCTGTTGCTTGGCACGGGCGACATTCAAACGATTCGCCCGTCATTGCAAAACGGCACGGCAGGCGCGACGGGGCCAACCGGACCGACTGGCGGCACCGGAGCAATGGGCCCAACCGGGCCCACCGGACCGACGGGACCCACGGGACCGACCGGGCCGACCGGGCCCACGGGAGCGGCGCAGACCGGTGGGATGCAACTAATTCAACAGGTGGTCACCAGCGGATCGCAGGCTACGGTGCCGTTCACGAGCATCCCGCAAACGTTCACCGATCTTATCTTGGTGATTCAGGGCCGCGACAGCGGTGTAAT